CCGACGAGAGGTAGCCCCAGATCGTCTGCGGCGTGGTTCCGTTGAACAGCGTCAACCCGAGCTCGGCGAGCGTGTAGGTCGATTGGTCCCTCCAGATGGTGCCGATTCCCGAAATCGGCCCCTCGCAGAGCGCCATGATGAGGTCGGCGGTATAAGTGTAGCTCGAGGCGTCGCCGCCGCCGAAGAAACCGCCCTTGCCGCCGCTGCCGCCGCCGTGGGTCTGAAAGTTCTGATACCAGACTATGTTCGCAGCCGCCTTGGTCTGTCCCCACACTATGGGGATCGGCAACGTATTGACCGAGGTCTGTAGTTGAAGCCCGGTGTAATCGGGCGTAGTTGCGGCCTTGGAGTTGCGAAACCAGCTCACGGTTCTGGCCTCCAGTAGCTCGCGAACCTCGCTTGCGGCAAACGAGCGGCGACTTCGACGTTGTGCGCGATCTCCTCTTCGAGGACGATTCGCGCGGGATGGAAGGCGTGCACGATCGCCAACGGTTCGGACTGCGTGACGATTCCGCCGTGGCTGAAACAGCGGCCGTATTTGAACAGGATCACGTCGCCGGGCAGCGGCGAGGCGACCTCGTGCGCGCGCGCCAGCAGGAAGCTGAGATAGCGCTCTTCGCCGCGATGCAGGTGCCAATCCTTGACATAGGGGCGGGGGTCAAACGGCTCGACCAGACCGAGGTCGCAGAACACCCGCACCAGCAGCATCGCGCAGTCACAGCCGGCGCCCCTCACGTCGGCCATGTGATGATAGGGCGTGCCCACCCATGCGCGCGCGGACGCGACGACGGCGGTTCGCGCCTCGCGTTCGGCGAGTGGCGAATGGCGAGTGGCGAGTGGAGCAACGACTTCGCCATTCGCCATTCGCTATTCCCCCAATGCTAGTAAGCGATCTGCGGCGGCGGCACGAACGGGAAGCCCCGGAAATTGGTGAGATTGTTGAACCGCGACTGGCACGTCGCGCGCGTGTGGTCGCAGCCCGCATAGACCGTGAAGGCGTCGCCCGTCGCGCAAGGCGACGGCAACGGGTAGATCAGCGTGAGCGAGGCGCCGACCGCTACGCTCTTGACGGTCGCGCGCAGGTTTGCGTTGAAGCCCGAGGCGAAGACGATCGATCCCTGGGAGTGGCTCGCCAGTGCGCCTGGGAAGTTGATCAAGCTCGAGGTCGAGCCGCCGCCGACGGTCCCACTCGCGGCGTAGGTTCCGCGAACGATTCCGCAGCCCGAATCATATAGCGTGTGCAGGCAGGTCGGCGAATAGAGGTTCCTCGGCATGTCGTAGTCGAGCACGACGAGATCTGACGCGATGGTCAGCGTTGCGCTCGTTCGCCCGACGATATCGACCGTCGAGACCCTGCCGTGAAACAGCGTCACGCCCCCGATCGGCGCCTGACCCAACGCGCTCTTGAAGACGCGGTCGCGCTGCACGGTCGCGCCATCCATGGCGCCGTCGCGCAATGCGTTCAGGAATGGCGAGCCGTTGATGAGATCGGTCGGCCGCGCCGCGATCGTGATCTGTTGTTTGTCGACTTCCAACCCGACCGAGGCCTTGTATTTCATGCCCTGCACGAGCGGCCCGTCGGCGGCGAAGGTGAATCCGTTGTAGACGACCGGCTGGTCGACGTTGGTGTAAGTGAGCACCGTTCCCGTCGAAAGCGTGAAAGTGAAGCAATCGGCGAACCCGATCGGTGCGTCGGGCGCGGCGCGCGCGGCATTGAGGAAGTCGATGAGCGCGGTCGAGGCGGTCTTCATGACGTGCGCACCGAGCGGAACTTGAGGCTCTCCAACGTCCAGAGGTTTTCCGCGAACTGCTCGAAGTCCAGGGACTCATCGTCGAATCGGCATTCGAAGGCGTAGCCGAACGACGCGCCGATCAGCGCGCCGCTCGTCGGCGCTGTCGTGAAAACGAGGCTGCTGGGCGTGACGACCGACCAGCCTGTACTTTGCGCAACGCCGCCGACGGTCACCTGGGAAACGCTCGTCACCCAGCCGACCGGCTCGACAAAGCCGCCGAGCACCCTTGCGAATGCAAAGCTCGTCGTCGAGCCGTCGCCGGTCGCAAAGATCTGGCCCGAAACCGAATTGTCTGTCGGGTCAGTGTAAAGGAACGTGCCGAATTGCCCCTGGCATTGCAGGAACAGTCCCATCAGGCTCTGCAGCGATTGCCCAACGAGGCCCGGATAGGAGACCGAATCCGAGCCGAGCCCGTCGAAGGTCGCCTCGAATTCCCAGAGCGGATATTCGTAGTTCGCAAAGCGGACCTCTCGGCCCGAGACGTGCGGGGCGATGATGGTCGACCATTTCGGCTTCTTATGGACGCTCCAGCCTTGGCCGGGGAGGGACGGGAAAACGGGTGGCGCGGTCATGGCCGCACTGTCATCAGCTTCACAACCTGCAGTTCGAACAGCATCGCCATGAACTCCTCGAAATCGAGCGCGTCTTCGGCGAAGCGACACAGCCAGAGGACGCCGAAATCAGCGGAGACGGTGACGCCCGCGCCGGGCGCCGTCGCAAACGTGATGACGGGCCCATAGTCTGACGAAACCGACCATTCCGCGCCCGAAAGCGGCGAGCCGTCGAGATAGACCGCCGAAACGCCGGATGTTCCATAGACGGGCTCGGCGTAACCTCCGTAGGTCCGTTGCAACGCGTATGCGCTCGTCGCGCCGTCGCCCGTTCCGAGCGCCTGGTCCGTCACGTTCGCAAGGCCTGGCGGCGCGAGCCAGAACGGCGTCTCCGCGCCCTGCATCTGTCCGAAGAAGCCGGCGATCGCCTGCATCTCGGCGTAAGCCGTCGCCGAACGCAGCAGATCATAAGTCAGCTCGATGTCGTAATAGGCGGTCGCGTGATGCGGTCGGCGGATCGAGCGTCCGGCGACATGATCGACGACGTCAGTTGCAAATCGCGGCTTCACGTGCGTCGACCAGCCGAGAGTCGCCAGCGTCGGAAAGATCGAATAGGTCCCCGGCAACGGCGGCGGCGACGGCGCAACCGGCGGCAGCGCCGGGCCGCGACCGTTGATCCAGTTGCCGGCCTGCCAATTGCCCGCGTCGCCCCACTCGCTCCCGAGGATCGGAAACACGGGGAAAGGCCGCGCGTCCCAGTTCCAGATGCAGGAGAACGCAAACTGCAGCATGACGACGGCGCCGACCGTTTCGTTGTTGCCGCTTGTGACCCAGTAATCATAGATCGCCTGCAATCCGAGCGAAGAAATCGTGTCGTCGCGCAGCGGGATCGACCCGCCGCCTGGATTCGGATTCCAGATCGACCAGTAGGACGTGAAGCTCTCAACCGAGTCGGGTGCATAGAAGACGTTTGGCTGGTTGGTCCCCTTGTCGCAGGACGGCACGCCGTATTCGAGAAACATCAGCGATTTCGAATTTGGAACCCACTCGGTCTGCGGTCCCTGCGGCGCCCAGCCCGAGCCCACGTCATAGACCGCATGGTGCGGGTTGTTCCACCACCAGCGCAGTTGCTTGTTGGCCAAGATCTGCTGGTCCGCATAGTAGGGGCTGCGCGATTGCGCGAGCCGATCGCCCTCGGGAAGCGAAACGGTGAGATCGGAGCCGCCCGGATCGAGGCCCGGCCCGCTGTTCGTCCCGTCGTTGTAGAACCAGTTGAACTTCTCGCCACCCTCGATGTTGGCCTGCAAATATGGGATCGAATATATTGACGGCGAGCCGGAAAGACCGAGGCCGCTCATCGCCGCGGACGAAGGGGGCCAGGGTCCCGACGGCGCGGGCTCGAGCCAATTCAGTTGGTCGAGGCCCTCTTCGCCCGTCGTCCAGTCGCTCATCGGCAAATAATTGTCGAGGCCGACGATGTCGATGTTCGAACTCGCCCATAGCGCGTCGAGGTGCGGCCATTGGCCGTTTTCGCCGGGGTGCTGGAAGCCCATCCAGTCCGACCAATCGGCCGAATAGGCGACGAGGTTCTCGAGCGACGAGAGATTCTTCGTCAGGCTCTGCCCGTCGAAAATCGAGCGAACATCGTTGGCCAACGTCTGCAACCCCGCGACGAACGGGTAGTCCCATATCGCATGTCCGGAGCCGTCGATTGTGCCCGCCATCGTCCAGGCGGGGCCCCGGATCGTCTCCAACCCGCGCAGTTCCGAGCCGAGCACAAAAAGATTGACGCCGCCCGCAATCGTGCAGAGCCACGCGTAATGCAGGATCATCCGCCGATAAGTGTAGTCGGTCGCCGACCCGGAATAAGCGACCGTGAGATTGACGTTGTCCGGCGTGAAGTCGGAGGTCGTCGCCGCACCGAGGAACGCATTCACGGCGCTCGTCGCCGCCGAGCTCACGTCGGGCGAATAGGTCATCCGCCCGCGCCAGGGCAGGCCGGCCGAGGTCATGAGGATGAACGGATAGAAGACGACCTTGAAGCCGCGCGACTTGAGGTCTCGGATGCATCGTACGAGGCTCTGATCGCTCGGCGTCCCCCCATAGATGAAATTGTCGCCGCTCTGAGGGATCGCGATCAGACCCGGCGAGCTCTGATTGAGACCAGATACCCGCCACTCGTCCGCGCCGCCCGCGCTGAGTTGGAATTCGCCTCCGATATAGGTCGTCGAGGGATAGATCTGATTCGAGCCCGGCGTCAGGCCGTTGCAGAACCAGGCGCAGACGATCGAAACTGTCGTGCATTCGGGATGTGCGGCCTGCAACTGGTCGATCGAGTAGGAATAATCGGTCTTCGAGCCGCCCGGTGCGAAGAACGTGTTGATTGCCGAGAGGCTGGCGCCAACCCGGGCGCCTAAATAGGCGACCGTGTCATAGGTGAATTCCCCGGTCGACGGCAGCAAATGAACGCCTGCAACAAACCCCATGAGCACGCCTCAAAGCTGCGACAGACGCCGCGTCCCCAAATGCGCGCCGTGCCGCACCGCTTCGTCGATCGCTTTCATCATCGTCGAACTGTTGGCTTTCATCCACTGCGCGACCGAACCGGAATCGACGGCGGAAACGTGGAAGTTGGTGGTGGGGTGGACATTCACGGTGGCTCGCGCTGAGCCGCCCTGCGGCGCTTCGCCCCCGAGCATGTCGCGAAAAGCGCCCGCCTGAGCCGCCGGCATGACCAGCTCGTTGTGGTGGACGAGCGTCAGCATGTCCTCCGGGACGTTCCACATTCCGATGTCGGCGGACGCAACGGCGCCGGCCATGCTGGCGACGGTCGCTTGCGCGGCCGCCGCGGGGCCCGCGGCGAACGGCCCCATGATCGGCGAGAGAAAGCCGAAGACGCCCGCGAAGGCCTCGGCGGCCGACGACAGGATCGAGCGGACCATCGTGGCGCCCTGCGAAGCGAGCGACGCGGCGGCGCCCGCCTGCTCGGCGCCGGTCCGCGCCGCGACCCCCGCCGTCGTGGCCGACGTCTGGGTCGCCTCCATCGTGACATATTGCACGACGCTGCGCTCGCAAAATTCGATGAACTTGATCAACAGGTCTTCGAGGACGTTCTTGAAGGCGGTATGCCAGTTCTCCGTGCCAGAAAGCAGCCCGCGGAGCTGCGAGTCGAAGGCTCCGGTGATCGTATTGCCGAACGACTCGTATTCACGCTGCTGCTCGTCGAGCGCCTGTCGCGTGATCTGGCTCATCTGGTCCTGATGCCGCCGCTCGGCGTCGAGTATTTGATCTTGCACCCGCTGCGCCTGCGCGAGCTTCTGTCCCCCGAGCGCGCGCTCCTGCTGCAGCAGCGTGAGTTCCGCCGCATATTCCTCGTCGAGGGCGCTGCGGGAGAGGCTGACTTTCTGCTGTTCGTCGATCTGATGTCCGCGCGCCTCGTCGGCGTAGAGCGCGAGCTTTTGTTTGAGGCCGTCCTCGACCGCCTTTATCTCCTCGGCGATCGCCTCCTTCGCCGCGCGCATCGCGTCGGAGTAGGCGGCGTCGTCGCCCGAACGGATCGCCGCCGCGGCTCGCGTATGGGCGGCGGCGAGCGAGGCTTCTAGCGAAGCCGAGGCAGAGAGCGCGGAATCATAGGACTTCAGTCGCGATGGGTCGAAGGCATGACCGATCGACGCGCCGAGAGAGGCATATTGACCGTTCAACTGCTCGAACGGCGCGGAGAGGCTCGCGAGCGCGTCGCGGGCGTCGGCGACCCCGGAGACGAGATCGCCGACCGATGCCGTGAAGCTCACGGCGACGTTGGCGTCGGACATGGTGCGGCCTCTGCTTGCGGGGGCGTTCAGTCAAGGGCGCTCAGAGCCGGCCGCTGGGAAACGCCGCTCGCATTTCGTCGAGCGTCGGTTGACGCGCAGGTGTTTGCGGGCTGTCCGGCAAGCGATACTTCAGCGCCGCCGCCAACAGCCAATGCGCGGGCGGGCGGGCGCGCCATTCGGCTTGCAACGCCAGATAGCGCGGCACTGTGAGACCGTCGAGCGCCTCTTCCCAGGTCCAGCCCGCATTGGCCACGACATGAGCGATCAGCGCATCGAAATCGATTTTCCCGGTGGGTGCGACGCCTCCGGCGTCGCGTCGGGCGCTTTGGCGCGCAGGCCCGCCGCCTTGGCGACGGAAGGGAAGGCCTGGATGAGATCGCCTACCGAGAAGGGTAGGTTCAGGAAGTCTTCGTAGGTCAAGTCAGGATCGACATGCGCGATCGCGCGCCAAGTCGCTTCGGCGAGGCGCTCGATCTGCGCTTCGTCGAGCGCCGCGACGCTCCGTGTCGTGATCGCTTCGCCGCCGGCTTCGGCGTAGACCTGGAACAAAGCCGGCTGGATCGCCTTGATCGCGCGGAAGGGCAGATGCGGCAGCGCCCATAGACGGCCCGCTAGCGAGACGGGGAAGGTTTCCTCGCTCACGCCGAATCTCCGAAGTTGAGCTGACAGACCTGGCCGGCCGCGTTGGCGAAGCACTGGAAGTCGAGCTCGGGCACCATGAAGTCCTCGAGTTTGGTGCCGAAGGCGAGTTTCTCGGCGACGCAATTGTAGAGCAGCATCGAGAATTGCTTTCCGGTCGTCGGATCGGAGGCGAACAGATTGGCAGAGAACGTGATCGCCGGGCCGATCAATGCCGACGACACCGCGATGTTCTCGCCGCTCGTGGTGACCGTATAGGTGTAGGAGATCAGCACGGAGGCGCCCGCGTCGCCCGCCGCGAAGGTGTAGACGCCGGCCGAGACGGAGTATTGCCCGGTCGCTGGACTCGAAGCCACCTGCTTCAGCGGCAGCGCGCTGGAGGCGTAGACGACGCCCTGGTCGGAGACGAATGTCGAGTGGAATGTCGTCGAATAGGTGTACGGCGAGGACGCGGGAACGCTCGTCGTCTCGCCGAACTGCGTCTGCGCGCCCCCGGCGCTGGGGGAGACGCCGAAGAACAGATTGCCTAGCGCCTGGCCGGAAATGCGCGCGAG